TACTTAATGACTAAGTTTTGTGTTTCTGTAAATGGGAAGCATCCAGTCTTCCATTGACCGAAGCACAGAGCTTAGTCATGAAGCAGCAACAAGAATTGATAGAAGCAAGGAATACAATCGACAAATTAACAACTACATTGATGACAGCAAAGGAAGTATCTCTAAAGCAAAAGATTACCTTAAACGAAATGCAGAACTCTTTGATAGAGTTGAAAGAGAAAGTCGAGAAAGACAATCGAACTATCAAGAGACTCAAGATGCAGCGCAACCTGTCTCAGATGGTGGGAGCGGGAGCAGTAATCGGAGTAGTGATTCATCGATAGAGAGGTGATCCATACGTCTCCATAGCGTGTAATGGTGGATACACGCAACTATCAACTATTAGTTGTCAGTTGATTAGTAAAGCAATTGTTTATAACTGAATAGCATAATAAATAGCCTATCAGCTTAGAATAACATCTAGGTTGATAGGCTATTTTTATTTGTAAAAATTATAAAAAACTATTGCGTATAACACGAAAACGTGTTATAATGTAGACATAAGGAAGGAGGTGATGCCATTGAAGAAGTTAAGGAAGAAAATAAAAAAATGGCTACCCTTAGTAATAGCTATCATCCAACTAGCAACTGCGGTGATAACGGCGATTAATAAAGAGTAACCACAGGGGCTCGAAAGAACCCCAATCTTCCTAACTATTATAACAATGGCGAGCATATGATTTCAAGATTAACTTTAATAATTAGCATTATTGCCTTTGTATTATCTGTTTATAATCTATTAGTTATATTGGGAGTATTATAATGAAATTAGCTGATGTAATGACTACACAAGAGGCTGGTGAAAGATGGAATGTACCCGCCGATTCAATTAAGCAATGTTGTTTAAAGCGATACGCAAATAAACAATTTACCGATGATGAAGCTAGAAAATCGGGTAAGAATTGGCTTGTAACACGTCAAGGCATGGAACGGCTATACGGAAAAGAAAAATAACGCTTGCCCCTTATTTGCCCCTTTTTGAAATGTAGAGTTTAAATAATGTTGTAATGGTGCGGAGCGTTGAGTATAAACCCTCAATCCGCACCATTCTTATTGACTATTTAACAGATTGTAACGAATTGTAACAAACTGTAACAGATAAAGCGTTTACAAGGATAATTGAAAGATAAAGAGTAACAAATTGTAACGCATTGTAACAATAATTTGCCCCTTTATTGCCCCTTTTAAAAACAAATATTTGCCCCTTTTATATGAGGGTGAAAAAAGCCACTGCACATAAGCGGTGGCTTTTTGTATGTAATTTAATTGTGATATAATTAGATAAAGGCAGTAATGCTTTTGAACTTTTGATTAGGAGTGCCAAGGATTATCTTTGGCGCTCTTTTATTTATTTGCAAGTACCTTACCCATATTAGTAATTGCTGCATTTACTTCTTGTTTCATTTCATCTGTTACATGTGTGTAAATAGCAAGTGTAGTACGTGGCTCATTGTGGCCAACACGTTCCATAATTGCTTTTAGAGGAACATTAGATTCAGCAAGAATAGATATATGAGTATGTCTAAAGGTATGAGTGCTTACTGGTTTAGGAAAACTAAGTTTTTTTATAGTGCGGTTTACATAATGCAGATCATATGGCAATCCACCATCTGTTACAAAGATATAACCGAGGTCAGCAAATTTAGATTTCCATAATCGCCTTGCTTGATTGGCGGTTATAAAGTGATTAATAATTTGTACAGCACGTGCATCCAATTTCACCTTGCGAATAGAATGAACATTCTTTGGTGGAAGGCGCATAGCAGGGTCAGAAAAGCTACCACGATTAGATAAAGTAGCGTTTACATCTATTTCCGCATTTTCTACATCGTAGTCTTGAGTGCGTAACGCCACCATTTCACCAAATCTAAGACCAGTTAAAGATTGAAATTCACATAATAGGGATACATGATGATTGATAGTATCTAGTTGTGATAGTAAATCTTTTAGTTCATCTTTTGTTAGGAATTTAGAACGTTGTTTCTTGATGCGGTCAACATCAGCAACTGATTTTTGAAGTTCTATATTGTCTAAGAATGAAATATCACGAATATATTCCATGCGCCTAGCATACTTTAATGATTGTCTAATAAGACTAAGGGCCAGTTTTGTATAATTGTAGGAATACTGGCAAGCAAATTTATCAAAAGTGCTTTGGATAATGTATGGTGAAAGTTTAGATAGTAATATATCAGCAGGAAACCATTTCATAATCTGTTTGTGTAGATTATCCATACTATATTGTGTAGATGATTTTCTAAATGCACGCTTTGATTCTAAATATTCAGATACAACATCATTCAATGTCATATCTTTGGCAATATCTGTATTAGTGGCCAAGTCAATTTTATTTTGTAATTCAGCTTGTGCGATTTTGTAGGCTTGCCTACTATTACTATTTAAAGTAACAGATATTCTTTTTGTTTTACCGCTATATGGATCTATATAACGTTCTTGAAATTTATACTTAGTAACACCAGCTTTGGTAGTTACGGTTTCACACCACATGAAAAATACCTCCTAGGCTAAAAAATGGTATAGTAAATAAGCCTAAGAGGTATGGTATAATAATTGATGTTGATGCGGTATACCTCTTAGGTGTATCGTGGCCTCTTATTCTGTTGGCGCGGAGTAAGAGGCATTTTTTATTTTAGTTAGCTGAATATGTTTTGATAATATATTGCCCACAATTACAACGATAAATAGATTTATCTGTAGTATCATTCATATGGATATGTAGCTGTTCTTTTAACTTAGGCAATAGATTATGACATTTACTACAGGTTAGTTTGTCATTTTTGATATACACACCACTATAACGAATGCCGTCTATATCGACAGCTTGTAAATTATCATCGTCTAAGGCTGCTAATTCTGATAGAGCGTATATATTATTTAACATCTCTTTGTCAGTATCAGCTTCATCAATGAAATTAATTTTAATATTATCCATGAAAGTTAATTCTCCCTGTGTCTTTTAATTCTTCTAATCCGTGAGGAACTCCAACGGATTTGGCTAAGTTGCATAGACTAGTGCAGTCATGATCCATAATCAGTTCATCTGGTAATAATAACTCAACAGCGAATGCATTGGCTTGCCGTTCTAGTTTATTAGTGCAGTAAAATGTATGGGCTCGTAAAAATGGAACGTTCGCATCTTGATGTAATAACGCATGACCAAGTTCATGGGCACATACAAACCGCTGAAGATGATAAGGTACATTGTCATTAATATGGATAGTCCACATACGAAAATGACAATCACAGTAACCAAGTAATCTCCCTAAGCTTTCAAAAGAAATCATAATATCAAGACATTTACACAACTCAAAAGGGTCATTGGTATTATGTGTAGTAACTAACTCTCTAACAATCCCCTTAATATCCATTGGCATCACTCCGATTCAGAATTTTTATATTTGTGAGGGGTGAATTTTTTTTGTGCTCGTTTTTTAGCGGTACGGATGGACATTTCTAATGATTCTTTTAAAAGCTCTCTAGTGATATCGTCCATTTCCTCACCGCCGTTATAAAAGGCAAGGGCTGCATCTGAATTTAAATCATCTAAAATAGATTGCAACCTTTTTTGAATATCTCGTTCTACACGAGGAGTAAATTCTTTTTGTGTGGTTGCAAATCGTGGATCTAAATCAGATTTTTCAAGTTTCAATGCATCCGCGATTTTTTGAATAGTACCAGCATTAGGCGTTGAGCGCATAGCGAAATATCCAGATAAAGTTGATGCGGGTATTCCTGTTAATTGTGAAAGCTCACCTTGTGTCATATGAGATGTATATTTTTTTAGATTTTCAGATATTTCTTTACGAATTTTTCTATCAAAATCACTAAGTTGATTCCTTGCCATAAGCGAGTTCTCCTTTCTAAACTATCTATATTATAACGAATAAAATCGTTAAAATAAATATAAACAGAAAATAAAAACGATAAAATTCGTAGTTAGATTTAAGAAATTTGTTGACGTAACGAATAAACTAGTTTATATTAGTATCAAGGAGGTGATGAAATGGTAATCACTTTAGAATCAGCACGTATCAATGCAGGATATAGTCAAAAGGAAGCTGGCGACTTGTTTGGCGTGCATTATCAGACTATCGCTAAATGGGAAGAAGATAATACCAAAATGCCATTTGATATGGTGAATAAGATTCCTGAAGTATATGGTATTGAACATAGTCATATTTTTTTTGGCGTTAAAAAAGAGTTTATTCGTTCTATTAGAAAGACCGCAGAAACCTATAAGAAATAAAGAGGTGAAATCAAATGAAAGATTTAAGACAACCAATGAATGATGGCCAATTACGATTGGTTGAAGATTTATATAAAGAGCCAATTGTAATGGAAGTGATTTCATTATTAAAACAAAAAGAAGGACTTACATATGCAGGGGCAAATGAAATCCTTCTCAGTGTTTCTACTGTATTAGAGTATGAAGCTACTTATCTTTCAAAGTTACCGTTACAGAAAGAACAGTAATAGGTTCATCTTCATCAACAAATAAGCATGGCACTTGGTGATTAGAACCTAAGAAAAAAACATTGTTTAGAGTATTAGGAAGCTTTGAAAGTTGGTTTTTATCAGAATTAGCGATGAAGTCAACATTTAGAAATAGGTTCAAGAAAAATGTTATGTCCTTAGCAAGCCAACTGATTAAGGAATTACGAATATTGTGTGTTTGTGGAAGTGGCAATAATTTAAGTAATTCGTCATATTCGATTAACTCAAGAGGTGTTAGTTCGAAACGATTTTTATAATCTGGTGGAATGATTGGAACATATGGATTTTCACTATAAAGCAATGATTTACATGTAATCAATTCACCATGTAACTTACAAAGAAATTCGACTTCATAGAAGTTATCAATAGTAAGTGTTTGATAGATTGCAAATTCTAAAGCTTGTAACTCTTTAATTGTTTTGGTCATAAATTCACCTCCTTTCAGAGTAATTATAGCACTTGAAAGGAGATATAAAGGAGGAATAAATGAAAACCCCATTACAAACACATATGGAAAATAAGTCAGCAGATGGAGGGATAACAAATATCAATAAAAAAGAGCCACATGATGTGGCTCAAAAAAAGTGGATTATCTTTAAATATTTTGATGCTTTGAAATATAAAGAAAACCAATCTACAGAGGAAACATTACAAGACCTAAGATATTGCACAAGAGTTAATTTGGGAATGTTTGTTATTGCAGTAATCCTAACGATTCTAAATATTACGAGAATATAAAGGATAATATTGCAATTATTATTGTTGTAAATATACCAATACCAGCTAACCATGCAGCAAATTTACCATATTTAGCAGATTCCTTTGAAATATGAAGACTTTCTTCTGAAATACGAAGACTTTCTTCTGCAAGTTGTAATGTATGATTTTCTTTTTCTAAGCGTTGCAAAGTATTTAAACCTAAAATGGTCAATTGAAATTCATCAAAGTCACTAAAGTAATATGGTGCATAAAAGTCATTGGGGATAGTTACTAATTCAAAATAACATTGAGCATAATTTTTAGACTTAAAAGGGCTGTAAAGGGAATCACTTGAATATAGTGGTGGCTCAACTTTCAATTTAGGTGAGTTAAGTAAATAAAGTTGCAAAGTAGAATCGGTTAGGTAGTGGAATTTACTTTTTAAATCCTTATAGCTCTGGACACCTTTATTAACAAAAAGAATTAACTCCTCTAAATGATCATTAGGTAAATTTTGAGCTTCAGAAGTAAAGTCTTGAACCTTCTTTTTATAGCGCTTGTATTCTTCATCGCTAGAATGAAAATAGTTTACTGGTGATGATTGTAATGATATTTGATTCTGTAAACCACCTATAGTGCTTTTTAAAGAATCCGCTTGTTTAATGATTTCTTTAATATCAGACATAATTTCACCTCCTTTCAAGGTGATTATAGCAATTATAAAAGAAAGATGAAATAGAAAGGATGGTTATTCATGTTAGTGATTGAAATAGAAGGAGAGATAAATAAAATGCTTGGAGGTACATTTTATGAAGTTTATGAGAGAGCATCAAAAGCTAAAAAAGAACTAGAGCTTGCACTTACAGAGTTAGAAGAATTAGAAATGAAAGTTGATGTAGTTTATTTATCTGATAAAGAAAGATAGGTAAGGAGTAGTAATGGAAAGTGTTCAACCAAAGTATGTCCCTATTAGTACATTAGCTAAGATATGGGGGCGCAGCAGAATGTATATCTACAGAAGAGTAGATATGATCCGCAATGAAGGAAAGTTTAATGATATATGCCTACAATTAGGGGCATAACAAACGCTGGTTCATGTAGATAAATTCGAAGCATGGATGAAGGGCCAGAATATGAAGTGGTTAAAGGGGGCATAACAATGAGAACAAAGCTAGACATTATCACCAACATTCAGTTGGTGTTATG